ATATAGTTTTAGGTTTTAATGGAACTATCAATATAGAAAGTGAGGAAGGAAAAGGAAGTAAATTTATTATAAAAATACCTATTTCATAAAGAAATATATTTATTAATTACTAAAAGAGGTTGCCAAAAGAAGCGTTCACTTAGGGATTGAAGAAAAACTTAAATGGACAGCTTCAAGCGGGGCAAAAAAGACCAGTCATGTTCAAGCGTAATTGCTTGTAGTGGCTGGTCTCTTGTATTTACCTTTTTGTGGATAATAGTCGACCTTTGCTTATATTAATCGAAATGTTTTGACCACTAGATAATATTTTGTAAGCTTTTTCCCTCCAGCTGTAACTATCTCTATTACAGTTGTAAGTGTCCAAGTACAGCATACTGTAATATCACTTGGATCCAAATTATATTTTTCACCGTCAAGTGTAGTGAGCGTACATTCTTCTGTATCAACTTCTATAAGCATTGTCCTCATATTGTGATTGTCTCCCTTAATTTATTTTACAGCAACTTGTCCATTCATAAGCATAGGCAAGAGCCAGTCACGGAGTTTAGCAAGTTTAAGGTTTTGAACTATTTTATGTGAAATCACTTTGTGCAAGGGTTCAACTATTTCTTTGAATCTCTGTGCAACTTCCTCATTGGGTACAACAATAAGGCTGTCCTTTAAAAATTTAAAATGCCTTGCATAACCATAATTGGACAAATCAATCTTCTGAATTGAATAATAAAAAAGCAATTGGGGCATATTTTTTTTGTTATTTGAAATCAGTATTTGTGTCCCGTCAGCCCCTCGTGCAAAGTCGAAACCTATAAATTTAACTATCCTTGTATGGTCACCAAAAACAATGGCACCATCAGTTGTTGAAATCAATGCTGATTCTTCATCAGTATAACCTGCAATAAAATCAGTGCTTTGGTCAATGACAGGAATTGATCCTTCTAAGAGATATTCAGAGGATTGAATGCGTGTTGTATTAGGTGCTTTGTCAAGTAAATCAGATACTAAACACACTTCCCACCCATTAGGCATCTTTCTATTCAACTTTTCATTCCATACCATTTCCCCACCATTTGAGCGATATGGCTTGCCCTCAGCATTTGGAAAATCAAACTGCACAAACCAATAGTCAAATATAGCTTTAGCCATCTCTTCCAGCTCAGTAATAAGACAGTTGTTATGTACAATTTTTTTATCAATAGCTGATAGAACAGATACAATATTGTTCTGCACGTTTATTTCGGGCATTGGTATTAATATTTCTTCAAAGGTACTTTTATTTAAAATAGGAGTTCTTGTAACTGATGCAATTTGAAAAAGATAATCTTTTTTGGTGGATAGCCAATAATAAACATAATAGGGATTATAACCATCTTTAAAATTAGTTATAGAGTTTATTTGTTGGTTAGTAGCACATGTGTCAATGCATAAGGCTACATTACCCATATCCCAACCGATGCATCCTACCAAAACACTGATACCACTAATCGTATTATTTTTAATACTGGCAAACCCCTTTTCACTTAAACCTCTTTCGGTATAATTGATAATATATCTGTTGTGAAGTTCACTAGGTGTTATAAACATATAGTCTGTTCCATAATTGTCCTGAATAGCAGTCCTTGGTGTTTTTCCTGTTATAACGTCTCCCATTTTTTTAATAGGTGTATCAACAAATAATTGTTTACTCATAATACACCCTCCCTAATTGCTTTTTTATTTCATCTTCTAACACTCTTCCCTCATCAAACATACTTTTAAGCCTTGCTTTAAACCCATTCATCTTTTCACAAAATTCTTCTTGAGTTATCTCAACATACTCTATTTTTACATCAAAATACTGCCCAGCGGAAAATGAAAGTTTCTTGTCTTCTATATCCTTATAATCCACAACAACACAAAGATCCTCTACAGATTTTGCTGAATTGAATGTATCTATAATAGTACTTATTTCGTCTGCACTGAGAACTGTCTTTTGATTTTTTCCATCCTCTTTAATCTTTGTTCCCATTTTGGAGGCATCCATCAATACTACCTTGCCTTCTTTATTTTCACAGTCAATAAAAAGGATGGATACATTAGTGCTTGTGTTTGCAAAAATATTAGATGGCATAGAAATTACACCCCGTAGCATCCTTTCCTTAATGAGATGCTCTCTGATTTTCTTTTGAATACCCGAACCAGCAGTTAAAAAACCGGTAGGCACAACAACCGCTGCCTTACCCATCTTTTCATCCAGAGAATAAATTATGTGTTGCAAAAACATCAGGTAAATTGCCATACTACTTTTATCTTTGTTTGGAATGTTAGGTACACCTGCAAAAAATCTTTTTTGATACTTTTCTCCGGCCAGAGCGTCACGGCTATCAGAAAAATCCATATTAAATGGAGGATTCGAAACGATGTAATCAAATGTCATTAGTCCATCTTTTCTTTCATTCAAATGTCTTGGATTGAGCAGTGTATCTTCATGCACTACATTTGGCAGGGAATGAACAAGGTTATTTAAAATCAAGTTCAATCTCAGGAACTCATTCGACTTCTGAGAAATATCCTGTGTATAGATAGTACAGTTGCTCTCTCCGATTTCATGAGCAAGTGCTAATACCAGTGTGCCGGAACCTGCAGCAGGGTCATATACCGTAACGTTTTGCACCTTATTTGGCACCATAATTTTTGCTATGATGCTTGCAATAGCATGGGGGGTATAATACTCGGCGTATTTACCGAAATCCTTATTATAGTCCTTTATTAAATACTCAAAGATAGTGGCGAAAAAGTCATACTTCTGCGAAAATACTTTGTCAAAGCTACAATTTGCTAGTTTGTCAATGATAGCACGGCAGAAGTTGTCCTTCTTCTCCTGTTCAATAACATACTGTGAAAGTGCGTCAAATAGACGAATTTTTGACTGTCCGCCTGTCTGTACAGAAAAAATCTCTATATTAAAGTTTGCTATATCAATAAGAGTATCATCAAATAACTTGTGGAAATCATCTTGATTCTTTCGGTTAAACAGATAAGATATATAATGGTTCTTTTTCAGCTTTGCAGTTGATCCACCAAAATCCATAAGCATTAATTCATAATCATCTTCTGACATTTCCACCATAGCAGCTTCCACTTCGGCAGTTGTCATATTTGAAAATTGGGGAACTACCTGTCTCGCCTCATATATAAATTTGTCATTAAGAAATTTGTAAAGAAAAACTTCTGTAATAATTTTATACTCGCTGCTGGCATTACCAAGGCCAAAATTTGTACATATAGCCTTAAGATCGTCAATCATATTTTTTGTTTGTATTGTTATATCTGACATTTGCATTAGCTTGCCCAGTTCCTTTCACTAAAATATTCGTTTGAAATACAAGTACCGACATACCTAATCTGAGAAGCTGTAACTGGTACTCCACTTGCATTTAGCTCTTGTTTTATTAACGGAAACATATCCTGCAGAAAATAGGGCTCGTTATTCAAAAGCCTTTGATTAGCAAGAATGCGTTCATCAATTTTATGTTTAAGTGACAACAGTACCTTGTGAAGTACTGGATCTGAGGCAATCGGTGGTGGTGTCTCTTTTAACCGTTTGTGCGTCCTCATAAACTTAGGGGCATTTTCATATTTTGCCGTAAGCATTTGGTCTTGAAGGTTTCGCTGCTCAGCTGCTTTTCTGATTCGGTCAAGTTCGGTAATGTTTGCTGTCATTTCATCTGCATTAAGTTCTTCTATATTTTTTTTACTTAGCAGCCTTTGCAACTCTTCAAGCAATGTAACATACTCTGGGTCTTTGGGGTCAAGGTTGCGCTGCATCTCTCGGCGCGTTCGTTCAAGGCTGTCTCTGAATTTATCTGCAATAACCAACTCACTCTCAGAAACCTTTTTGAACTGAAAATCAATCTCGTCTAATGCCATATTGAGTATGGCGCTCATATCTTCAGCATTTTGGAGGTTTTGTTTTAGATTTATAAGGTTAATCCGGTTATTAACCTCATTGTATAGAGCGCTAATATTGTTCAAGTCGAATTTATCAGATAACTCTTCGTAATCAAACAGCTTGGCTATATTGTAAAGTTCCTTATAAGATTCCAATGCATGGCGTAGTTCAAGCAAGGCTCCTTTATCATCAAGAGCGGATATCTGCTGTGAAAATACCTCCGCATTGGTAGTATCAAAAAGAAACAGTTTTTCTGCAATTTCCTTCAAATCGTTTTCTATCTCTTCTGACGTTTTAAAGATATTATCGTACTGTTTAAACTCATCACCTAATTCTGCTTGTAACTCATCAAAATAAGCCTTGTTTGTCTTATCAAACTCAGCACGGATATCAGCAAAATCAACAACATATCCATAGCGAAATTTCTGATAAGGACGGTTTACACGGGTTAGCGCCTGCAGGAGAGAGTGGTCTTTGATAACACGTCCGAGGTATAGCTTTTTCAAGCGTGGCGCGTCAAAGCCAGTTAATAGCATATTGTAAACAATGAGAAAATCAATTTTCCCCTTTTTAAAGTCATTTCTGTTTTGCTTACGGGTTTCCTTATCATCCTCATCATGGAGAATAAGTGCTGAGGAAAATCTAGACTTCTTCATCTCATCAAAAACAGCTCGCGCCTGTTCAGATGAGTCACATACAATCATACCACCTATAGTTTTATCATTCATTGCTATCCGGCTCTTAGCAAAGTCTTCAGCAATGTATTCTACAAGTGCTGATACATATTTGGGATGAGCATACAACTCCTTTTTTGAAATAGATCCCTTAACGGTTTCAATTTCATCTAATGTTGACTGTAATCTCTTTCTGTAGGTTGTTGCTATGCCCTCTCGGATAAGTTTTAGGGTATAGCCGTCCGCAATAGAACGGTTATAGTAGTATTTATGGATATATGCCCCAAAGACATCTTTAGAATCATATCCTTTACCCTTAAGAGGCATACCTGTTACTTCATCGTATATTGTACCTATTAAAGGAGTTCCAGTAAGAGCAATCATTACAGCGTTGCGGTCAGAAGCCATAAGATTGGACAAGAAAGAGCCTGTAGGTTTATAGCTTCGGTGTGCTTCATCAAGAAAATATATTCTCTGCACATTTACATTATAATCAGATGCTTTTGCGATAGATTCTTTAGAGAATTTCTGTATGTTTAAAACAGTAATCGTATCTCGTCCGGTATTATTAGAAGTACCAGTTGCTTTGATGTTAGCAATAAAATCTTCTTTGGAATTGACTTCTTCAACATACAGTCCTCGGGCACGGAACTCATCTGCTGCCTGAGTAAGCAAATCAAGTCTATCCACCACAAAATAGAACTTGGCTATTATGCCTTGTCTCTGATAGTAATCTTTCAAATAACGTACATTGTAATATGCCAAAGCAGTTTTTCCGCTACCCTGTGTATGCCAGATAATACCATGCTTTATATTCAAATTAAGCTTTTGCTCAATTGCTTTTGTTGCAAAAAGCTGAGGATAGCGCATTAAATGCTTTTCAAGTGTTGTGATACCATCATCATCGGTTTTCTCTACATAAGCAATAGCGTATTTTAAAATCATCATAATACGACCATGTGAAAACAGGGATGTTATAATCCTGTTGGTCGGTGAAACAGGGGAAAGATTGGTTGCATATTCCGGTGTATGATTTATGGTTACCAGGTTTGTATCTTTCAATATGTAGCTTTCTTTCTTCTCATCTATAGGATCTATTTTACTGAAAATAGCTTCATCTTCTTCCCTAAAATGACTAAAGAAAAGCTTCTTATAACTACTAGCAGCATAAAAAGCGCCCTCTAATGGCACAACTTCGTTATCGTCATATTCGCTGTTATTAGAAAATACCATAAGCTGTGTGATATTCACAAAACGTTTGAATTTCTTATTACTAAACCGACTATTAATACGAATGTATTCTGCTTGGATACCATCTTTATTGTTTGGTTTTTTAACCTCTAAAAAGGCAAGGGGCATTCCATTAATCAAAACAGTAATATCAGGACGGAATTCATCACTGCCATTTTTATATGTAAGTTCAGTAACAATTTGATAAGTGTTGCCAATACCATTAGAAGTTTCAAAATCTATGAATTTCAATCCTTTATATCCTGAGAGGAGCATGGCATAAAAAGCCTTGCCAAGGTCATCGGCAGCCAAAACGATTTTTATTTCCTCTATAATTTTATCAACATCAGAAGCTGAAAGATTTGTTCTGTTAATACGATTTAAAGATTCACGAAAAATATCGACAAAAATATTAGTATCTTCATCGATTACACCATGATAATTCTTTAGCGAAACATACTCATACTTCAACCTCGTAAAATGAACTAACGCAGGGATTTTCACGCGTGAATTCTCATTATGAGTAATATTCATGGCGCACAACCTCCTCCCAAAATATTATTTCTCGTCAATCGTATCTGACACCAATTCCATAATATCCTCAAAACCGACATTCAGTGCAGTGCATACTTTAATAAGAACATCCATACTAACATTTTCATTCTTAGAAAGTTTTGCAATCGACGATGGACTAATGCCCGCAGCCGCTTGTAAATCTTTCTTCTTCATATCGCGATCTATCAACAATTTCCAGAGCCTCTTATAGCTGACGGCCATCTTGGTCACCTCTTCACATATAATAATATCCATTATAACACATATTCTTCAATTGTACCATGATATCTTTGCGTTCTCGAAGAATTTATATAGTTTTGACATCTAAAAGGCTTTCGGACAAAAAAGTCGAAAAGTCCAAAGTATTAAGTCTCCCAAACTAAATACCACTTTCGCTCAAATTTGAGCAAAAGCATAAACATTACAGCCGTCTTTACCGGAAAATAGACAGGCTGTTTTTTTATTTTAGTGGTTCGATTCAATAGAATTCTTCGCTTATGAATGAGGATGGAAAATATTTTTCTAAAATCCTCAACTAATGTGTTCTACCAAGGCTATAAGGTGAGAAGAAAAATAATCCCCCAATGAAAGCATAGTTTTTCTCTCACTGCTCCTTGACAACTGAATACCCCGAAATGCAAGAGATACTTCAAGGTGAATATGCCATGACGATAATTCCGAGCGTATTCCTTGAAAGATAACGAGGTTGTGTCAAACAAGGCAAACCTTCTGGAACAGTAGCGTTTCGGGTCATTTTTAACAGGCAAGGAGGTGAAATAACTGAAACCACAATATGATAACTTGCCACAGATACTCAAAATTAAGCCACAGTTTTGCTGTTGGAAATATGAAGAACGAAGTGGTAGAAAAACCAAAGTTCCCTATAACCCAGTAACAGGAAAAAGGGCAAAACCAAATCAACGTGGTACATTTAAAGATTTTAGTTCGGCTGTAGCTGCTGTAAGTAATTATGATGGTATCGGATTTTTGGTGGGTAATGACATTTGCGTTATCGACTTAGATGATTGCTTTGATAGCAGCGGTAAGCTTAAGCCTATTGCCCAAAGTATTGTAGAGGCTTTTAGTGGTTGCTATATGGAACACAGTCCATCTGGAAAAGGGCTGCATATTTTCTTTAAGGCCACTGGCTATAACTTTGACAAAACAAAATACTATATCAATAACAGAAAGCTGGGAGTTGAGGTCTATGTGGCTGGAGCTATTAATCGCTTTGTTACCGTAACGGGAAATATGTTTGCAGATGGAGAGATAGCGGAGAAATCGAATGAGCTTCAGATGATACTAGACAAGTATATGCTACGTTCTACCCCTGTGAAGCAACTTCAGGATACAGAAAGTCAATCCTATCTGTCTGACAAGTCTGTTATTGAGAAGGCATTAAAATCAGCAAATGGAGAAAAATTCAAAGCATTATGGCAAGGAGATACGTCTGGTTATGCTTCTGCAAGTGAAGCTGATTTGGCACTTTGCGGTATGCTGGCATTTTGGTGTGGCAGGGATATTGGACAGATGGACAGACTTTTCCGGCAGAGCGGCCTAATGCGAGATAAATGGAATAGACCACAGTCCGGCAGTACTTATGGAATGATAACCATAGTAAAAGCAATTGCAAATGCTACTGAAATATACAAGCCAGGTGGTAAGCGTTCATCAGCTGCAGAAGATTTTGGTGAATGTTCCCTTGCTGACTTTAAGCCTGAGAGTAACGGTCGCTACCCTTGGACGGATATTGGGGCAAGCAGGCTGTTTGCTGATTATTATAAATCTTTTGCCCGCTTTGTTCCTGAAAGGAAGATGTGGTTTTGCTATGAGAATGGCATTTGGATTCCTGATATCGGTAATCTAAAAGTAATGGAAATGTGTAAATCATTGGCTAATCAACTGCTAACCTATGCTTTGACTATTCAAGATGAACATCAAAGAAAGGCATACATTGACTATTGCCGAAAGTGGCAGTCAAGAAGATACAGGGAAACGGTGCTTAAGGATGCACAGAGCGTATATCCCATATCAATGGCTGAATTTGACCAAGACCCACTTATGCTCAACTGTGCCAATGGCACATTGTTTTTAATGTCTATGGATTTTCGTCCCCACAACAGCGAGGACAGGCTTACAAAGATATCTGGTGTTAAGTATGATCCAGAAGCAAAAAGTGAGCGATGGGATAGATTTATTCATGAGATTATGAGCGGAGATGAGGAAAAGGCAAAATTCCTCCAAAAGGCCTTTGGCTACAGTATCAGCGGAGACACTCGGTATGAATGCCTGTTTGTTCTCTATGGTGCTACAACTCGAAATGGTAAAGGTACGCTATGTGAGAGCATTCTTAAGGTATTAGGCAGTTATGGCTGTACCGCAAGGCCAGAGACTATCAGTCTGAAAAAGAACAATAACAGTTCAAGTCCAAGTGAAGATATTGCCCGGCTTGCAGGAGTACGCTTTGTGAATATCTCCGAACCTAGCAGAGGACTTGTCTTAAATGCTGCACAGGTAAAAAGCATGACGGGTGGTGACACCATTAACGCAAGGTTTCTACATGAGAATTCTTTTGACTTTTCGCCAAAGTTTAAGCTGTATATCAACACCAATTATCTGCCCGTTATTACGGATATGACGCTGTTTTCTAGTGGCAGAGTGGTGATTATTCCTTTTGAACGACACTTCGATGAAAGCGAGCAGGATAAAAACCTAAAACGTGAATTCGCCAAACCGAAGAATCAGAGTGCTATCCTCAACTGGCTAATTGAAGGCTATCAGTTGTTAAAGAAGGAAGGCTTGACTTTACCTGATTCTGTTAAGACAGCAACGGAGGCTTATAAACGTGACAGCGATAAAATAGCATTATTTTTCGAGGATGCCTTGGAGGAAAGTCCTAACAGTGAGGTGCGGACATCCGAAGTGTATGCCCGGTATCAGCGGTGGTGTAGTGCCAATGGATGTTATTCGGAGAATGCAAGAAACTTTAAACAAGCATTAACAGCTATTGCCCGTGTAGAACGGAAACGACCACGTTCTGGTGGTGGAATGACCACAATGCTTATCGGATATAAGCTGACTGAAGAAGAATTTCTTCTTATTTAAACACAGTGTAGCAGCTTGTAGCAAGAAAAACAGGTTATATAAAAAATCGCTCTCGTATAGAGAGTTTAGTTTTTACCTGCTACATCTTGCTACAAAGCTTAAAACCACTAAAACACTGGATACAACTCCATGTGTTAATACCTGCCCCTAGGGGAGGTCAAATCTCCACACCTTTACATCTGGACAACGGGCGTGGGGCAACGCGTAAAAAAACGCAGTTTCAAACGGGGTATATACCCCACATTTAATAGAATTTAGGAGGTAAACGATTATGGCAACATCAACAACTTATAATAGAGCGTTTTGGAATGTTATGAAAGGAAAAGAAGAAAATAATCAAAATCTAAGCGAGGGCTTTGATAATGCAGGAGCTTATGTCGCACCAGATGAGTTCAGAGAAGGCTTTAACACTGCTTTGGCAAAGGAGAATATATTCCGCAGATTTGCCACTGTTATCAATCTATCTTCTGCAGAAGGTAAAATTCAAGCGGTATCCTCAACGGGTACAGCAGATTGGGTTGAAGACGGAGATCCAATCCCCGAAAGTGCCGATACATTTACACAGTTTCTGGTGAAATCATACAAGCTGGCATCTCTTATCAAGCTAAACCGCTCATTCGTCACCGATATGAACTTTAATCTAGAAAAATATCTGATGGGTGATTTTGCGAAGCGTTTTGGCAAGGCTGAGGAAAATGCATTGCTTAATGGAAATGGCACAACTCAGCCAACAGGTATCCTTACGGCAGACGCAGATGTAACTACAGCAGACAATAGTACCATCTCTTTTGATGAGATCATCTCTCTGTATTTTTCATTAAAAGATGAATACCGAAATAACGCTGTGTTTATCATGCATGATAATACAGCCATGCTTCTTAGAACCCTTAAAGATACAAGCGGTAGTTATCTGTGGAATTCTTCGGATAACACCATCTTCGGAAAACCTGTAGTTACCTCTCCATATATGCCTACAGTATCAGCAGGAGCAAAAAGCATTGTATTTGGAGATTTATCATACTACTGGCTGATTGAACGTCAACCAATAACGATAAAAAAATTAAGTGAGTTATATGCATTGCAGGGGCAAATCGGATTTTCTGCTTACGAAAGATTGGATGGCAAGCTAATTCAACCAGATGCTCTGAAAATATTACAAATAAAAGCTTAAATAATGGATTAGGTACTGGGTCATCAATTCGGCTCAGTGCCAGTTCCTTCAAAACATCGGACAGGAGGTCACGATATGGAAAATCAAAGTAACAGCCGCACAACCAAATCCGATATCGGAGGTACGGTCTATGTGGTGGAATCACGAGTAAGCGATTCAGCAAAGGAAAGTGCATATTCCAAGCTGAAACGACTGATTACAGTCAACGCAAAAAGCCTTTCAAAGTTATCTGATAGTTCATATAAACCCACGGAAATCAACTCGACTTCTTCAAGGTAGTACGGTAATATACATAGTGCTAAACCGCTTGAAGACTGTCGGAAATGGAGGAGAAAAATGAATAGACAGTCAACATTTAGCACTATACGTAAATCAACATTAGCATTTGAAGAAGCGAAAATTACTGCTCTTTACTGCAGGCTTTCCCGTGATGATGAGCTTGCAGGGGACAGCAACAGTATAGTAAACCAGAAGGCAATTCTAAAGAAATATGCTGAGGACAACGGTTTTCGTAACATCGAATTTTATGTGGATGATGGGGTCAGCGGTACAACTTTTGATAGACCAGACTTTAACCGCATGATTGCAGATGTAGAGTCCGGTAGAATCGGAACGATTATCATCAAGGATATGTCCCGCTTCGGCAGGGATTACCTCAAAGTAGGTTATTATACCGAGATTATGTTTCCTGAAGCAGATGTACGATTTATTGCTATTAACAACGGTATTGATAGTGCAAACCAAGCAGACAGTGACTTTACACCGTTTCTTAACATTATTAATGAATGGTACGCTAAGGATACTAGCAAGAAAATCCGTGCTGTGTTCAAATCCAAAGGACAATCCGGTAAGCCACTCTGCACCAATCCACCTTACGGTTATATTAAAGACCCTGAAGATAAGTTGCACTGGATTATAGATGAGAAAGCCGCCGAAGTGGTCAGAGATATTTTCCGACTGTGCATGGCTGGCTTTGGACCCACGCAGATAGCAAAGCAACTTGAAAAGCGATGCATTGATACACCTACGGTTCATCTTCGCAAAATGGGTATTAACACTCCAGCAAGACCACCTGAAAACCCATATGCTTGGTCGGCTCGTACCGTAGCAGATATTCTGGCTAAAATGGAATATCTAGGTCACACGGTGAATTTCAAGACTTCTAAAAAGTCATATAAGAGCAAAGTCAAGATATTGAACAATCCAGAAGATTGGCTAGTTTTCAAAAATACCCATGAAGCAATTATTGATGAGGGGACTTGGGAAACAGTGCAGAAAATCAGAGATGGCAAGCGAAGACCATCACGATTAGGTGAAATGGGAATGCTTTCTGGCATGATGTTTTGTGCCGACTGTGGAGCAAAGCTGTATCAGGTTAGAGGCAAGGGATGGACACACGATAAGGAATATTTCGTTTGTGCGACTTACCGCAAGAAAAAGGGTATGTGCAGTTCACATCAGATACGTAATGTTGTAGTGGAACAGCTTTTGCTAGAAGATTTAAGACGTGTAACCTCCTTTGCCAAAGACCATGAACAGGAATTCATCCGTATAGTTATGAATAATTCAGAAAAGGAACTTGCCAAAGAACTCCGCCAAAGTCAAAAGGAGTATGAACAAGCACAGACTCGCATTGCTGACATAGACAAAATCATTCGAAAGCTATATGAAGACAATGTGATGGGCAAAATTCCCGAAGAGCGTTTTTACAAGATGTCGGCTGAATATGAAGCCGAGCAGAAGGCACTGGAAGAAAGGATATCCAAATTAAAGCATACCATTGATACAGCAAATGAACAGTCCCTCAATACCGACCGCTTTTTGGCACTGGTTAAAAAGTACACAGAAATTACAGAATTGGATGCAGAAATTATCCGAGAGTTTATTGACAAAATTATAGTATTCAAGGCTGAAAAGATAGATGGCCGCAGAACCCAGCGGATTCAAATTTTCTATAACTGCATTGGTGCTATCGACTTACCAAAATAAACGAAAAAACGGCATAGCTGAATATCAACGACTATGCCGAATTTTTTAGGAATTATAAATCCCTATCTGACCGCTCCTAAGGGCAGCCTCTTTTTACATTGTAAAAAGGGGGTTAACTTATTTTAACAAAGGGGTAATATGTGCTTAACTTAGATTTATTATAATTTGTATAGAAAGAAAAAATTATAATAAATTGGAGGTTCTTTATATGAAAAAAAATAATCTAAAACTCTTACTTACAGCTCTTTTAATAACAACAACATCTATGGTATTTGCAGCTTGTAGTGGGAAAGAT